TTATGTGTGGCTTTTTTTCATCTTCCCCCTAACCTTGCTCCTGGCGCTCTTGATGATCTTCTCCACGGCGGCCGCCTTCGCCTCGTCAGACATGCGATTCCACCTTGCCGTGGCCATAAGCTCGGTAATCCTGCTTCGCGCCAGAGAGGACGATCTTTCCAGATAGTCCAAATACTGCTCCCGGCTCATTTTGTAAGGCACCCCTCCCACGGTGATCCGGCCCGAGGGCGGCCCCAGCCGAAGCATTTCCTTGTCCGCCAGATCCTCCAGGGCCTCGTAAACCTGATCTTCCTTGGACTCCGCTCGCGTCACGGGCATTCTTTCCCTGGGCGCCCAGGCCGTATGGATGGAAGCGCCGGCCGAAAGCATCAGGGCCGATAGTCCGTCCTCTTCCCCGGCGAAATACCGGATCATATACCCCACCTGCACCGGCTGCATGTTCGTTACCTGGTTGACCACGGTCGCAGGCAAACGGTTCCAGAACCCCTTCTTTTCGTCAAACGGGGAGTCCTTCCGGGTTTTTCCGGTGGCGATGAATTCTCCCAGGCCCGTGAACGGACGCTCCGCCCAGTCGGTCCCGGTCATGACGGCCTCTCCGGCGCGGCCCAAGGGGCTGGCCTTGCCCTTGATCAGCCTGGGCGGGTCAATCAGCTTCAGCGGGTCGAAAAAATGCCCTCCGATGGAAAAGGTTTTCCGCCCTTCCGTCTCGATGCCAAGCATTTCGTACAGCCTGGTGATGTCCACCTCGGTCCACCGGAATTTCTTGAACCGCTCGGTTCCCGCCTGTTCCTTCCAGAACTCTTCCGTATCGTCCGGGCCGTTCAAAAGCAGTTGGGCCATGATGGTCGCCAGGGCCACCCGCAGGGCGATCCGGCCCCAAAAGCGCCGGTATATGCTATCCATGCCCTTGGGGCCCGGAATGTCGCCGATGATCCGGTTGATCCATTTGTTCAGTCCTGGGATCATGCCCGTCACCGTGCGGAAGTTGGATTCCGTCCAGTCCGGCGCCAGCAAGGCCATGCGCGAAATATTCTGCAAGGTGGGGTTCCTGCCCATGCGCTTCAAATGCAGGCCGCCGAAGTCCGCGTTGATCAGCCGGGCGACCCGTTCGGCCACGGCGTTTTCGTCCACCCCGCCTTTGATCCCCTGCTTCACATGCCGGTCCTGGGTTTTCTGCAACTCGTGGACGAACTCGATCACAAAAGCCTCCGCCTTCAATCCGGCGAAAAACTTCTTGAACAGGGAATCCGCAAAGCGCTCCCGGGCGTAGCCCATGCCGCCCATCACCTTGGAGGCCTTTTCCAGCCCCAGCTTTCTCAACAATTCCTCGGCCAGGCCCCGTTCGTCCCGGAGCTGACCTTCGCCCCAGTCCTGGATCTCGCCCAGGGTCAGGCCGTTCTTAATCCCCAGGGTGATGAGCGGATGCCGTTCCTCAATCTTCCTAAGCCCCATCTTATAGGCGGACACCGGATTCCAGCCGCCGGTTTTTACGTCGTCGCCGTCCACGGTCTCCGTGGTCTTGCGCCAACCATGCTGCACGCCGAACATCCACGACCTTGCCCCGGCCATGTGATGGAAGAAGGAAGAGAGGAGGATCCACGACTTCAAGGCTTGGTTCAGGCGGGACAAGGCTTTCAGACCTGGCGTATCCCAAAACAACCGGTCCCCGGTGGTCATTTTGTTGATCATCCTGGCCAGTTCCGCCGGGGCGTACAGCCGCCGTTGCTCCCAGGACTCCGCAATATCCTTGGGCGGCCGTCGCTCAATCCTGTCGCACTGCTTTCTCGCCGCAAACTCTTGCGCATCATCCTCGGACAAAAACACCCTGTAGGCCCGGGTGGAGTCCTTGGATTTATAAACCGCAAAGGTTTCGGGAACCCGTTCAATGGGCGAAAAAAAGAACTTCCTGCCGTAATCGCTCACAAACAGGCTCACGGCGCCCTGCGGCCCAATGTCGGACCCCACCTGCCCGGCCCATTCCCAGACGTTAAAGCCAGGCGCGTCAAGCTCCGCATACCCCTTGCGCTTTCGGGTGTCGAACAGCCTGCCGCCTTCCAGATCCCGCAGGTAGTACCCGGACCGGATAAAGTCCTTGTTCGCCAGGATGGATTCCAGCTCGGTCATGTACGAGCCGTAAGAATTGGTCAGCCCTTTCACGCCCAGTTCGTAGCCTTCCATCCACCCGTCCAGGATAGTGTCCAGCTTGCGCCCCATCCTGGCGGTGGTGAAGGTTTGGAACCCGCTGGTTCCCGTTCCGGAAGCCGACACGCTATCCTTGAACTTGTCCTTGAACTTCCAGATCCGCCGCACGTAGTTGTCCCGCCACGATTTCACAACCCCGTTGGCTTCGGCCACGGTGTAGGCCTCCTCGAACAAAGCCCCGATTTCGTCCGCCAGGGCCTTCTGTTCGTCCGTCAAGGCCTCCACCCGATTCAGGAGACCCAACTGTTCCCTTATGGCGATCCTGCCTTCCCGGGAGGTCTCAGGCGCTTTCAGGGCTTTTTCCGCCCAGGCCCGAAACTCCGCAATCTTGTCAGGATGCCCCTGGATGTCACGCCACACCATCATGGCCTGGTCGAGCAAATCCGATTCCCGCGACCGCTTGAGCTTCTTGTCGTAGGCGAAGCCCAGGGCGTGCTTGCGCCGGCTTTTTTCGCCGGCCAGCTCCTGGACCTTCTTTTGCAATTCCTGAACCCGCAACTGAACCTGGTGGACGGCCTGATCCCTTTGCTCAAAGATCCGGTTGGCAAAGCTCCGGTTCTGCTCCATCTCCCAGGTCAAAAACGCCGATCCCGGCTGCTTGACCGCCGCGTACCGCACATGGCCGGTTTTTTCACCTGCAGGAGCAGGCTTGCCCAAAAAGCGATCCCCTTCCAGATCCCGCACCACGCCCCTGGACGTCCTCACAAACAGGTTCGCCAGGCCGTCGATAAAATCCGCGATCTTTTGCAGCACGGACCGGACCGGGGAAGAAAATCGATCAAACTCCCGTTGGCGGAGCTGCTCCGTCACCCACACGGCCCGGTCTTCAGGCCCGCCCACGTCGCCGGAGTTTTCCGATTTCCAGTTTCCGGCTTCCACCTGGCTCCGGATCTCCCGGGAGAGGACGCCCCGGTCTTTGGCGCTCACTAGGCCCACGTCTTCAAGAAAATGAAACTTTTCATGGGCCAGGGTCCACTGGTCTGCAATATCCCTTTGGAGAAGGATCTCAAAATCCTGGTATTGTCCGGCGATCATCTCCCCGGATTCCAGGCTTCGCCCCCGGCCCAGGGTGAAGGCGGCTTCGTCGGCGCTGATATGGTCCACGGCTCGAATGGTCAAGCTGTCCATGCCTGGATACTTCACCCACACCCCGCCGTCCGTCGAGATCCCCGCGTCCGCGCCGGGAAAATGCTTTCGCACCTGATCCAAAGTCACCGGTTCGCCGGGCGCCCGTCCTGTCGCGTATTGGGCGCCTCCGGCGGCTTGTCGCGGCTCTTCCTCCCGATCCGGCCTCCGGACGTGCTTCATGCGGATAAAGTAGCCGCCCTGCTTTTTCCAGGTGTATTTGTCAATCTCCCGGGCCTGTTCCTCGCTCAAATCCTTGGCGATGACCCCGCGCAACTCCTTCCCTTTTCGAGTTACATGCACCACTTCCGGCGCGTCCGTCACATAAGTCTCGCCTTCCACCTCGCCCTCGCCCGCGCTTTCAGGCCTGGCGTCCTGTCTCGGACGGACCCGGTCCGGGATGGTTCCGTTTTCAATGCGCTCGAAAAATTCCTTGATGGTCTTGGCGTCGCTGTAGTCCCTGGACGCCTGGGAGGAAGGCTGCTGGTCTTTGGAAGCCTCCTTGTCGATGATCACAATCCGCGCATTGACCCTGGTTCCGGCTCGCTCAAACGTGACGCTGGGCAGGGTAATCTCCCCGACCACAAACAACCCCTTCGCCTCGTCGGACTCATACCACTTGTCAAACTTCTTGTCCGCGGCGGGCCCCTTGGGGATAATTGCCGCAATGCGGCCGCCGGGGTTCAAATGCCTGGCCGCCTTGGCTATATGGTCCACGGCCGTCTTGCCCCCGGAGCCGAACGGCGGATTCATCACAATGGCGTCGTACTTGTTTATAATATTGAGATCTTCAAACCGGTGCTCCAAAATCCTGCCTTCCGTGACCATGCGCAACCGGGATGAAAGCTCCCGGGAAGGCTCCACTACGGTCACGTTGGCGGATTCCGGAAACCACCGCGCAATGGCGCCGTGGCCGGCGGAGGGCTCCAGGACTCTATCCCCAGGCCGGATGTCCGCCCACTCCACCATTTTCAACCCCAGGGGCTCGGGCGTGGCAAAATAATCCTTCCCTTCCGCCGCCTTGGTGCGGGAAGTCTTTTTCTGGTTGGCGTAGTACATGGAAACAGCCCGGTCCCATTCGGTCAGGGCCGCGTTGGCCGCCGCGTCCTGTTCCTTGCCGCCCGTTCCTTCTCCCTCGAACCCGGCCGCGTACACATCCGAATTTTCAAACCCGTTGATGAAGGCATCCCGCAACGCCCTGGCCTGCTCTCCCAAGGCCAGGTTCTCCGCCGTGGACGTCCTTTGCGCAATGGTGGTGGCAAAGGCAAACCGCTCCCAGTTGGTGCCCGTGTTCAAATACCGGAACATGGCGTTGCTGGCCTGGCCCACGCGGTAGATCCGGCCCTCCTGCTGGATGGCCGTGGTGGGCTGGGTGGGAAGCCCCAGGTTGAACAGCACCCTGGGATGCCTGCCCGTGGTGTCGTGGAGCGAAATGCCTTCCTTGCCGGCGGCCGACTGCACTAAGATCACTTGCGCCTTTCCGTTATCGTCCTGGAAATCAGCCACGGCCTGGCGGCGCTTGGCCTTGGGGACGTCGCCGTTAAAAATGGCCAGCTCGTCGCCGAACTCCCAGGTCAGGGTCTGGATGGGCGATTTCATGGAGGCGATGGGCAGGTTCCACAGGTCGGCGCGCTTTTCGGCGAACTCCGCAACCAAATCCCCCAACGGAAGGGAGCCTCCGTCCGGGATTTTCACAATCTCCCGGCTTTTCAAATGCCCGGAAAGATTGAACGGGTTAAACCCGCCGCCCTTCTTGAAGTCATGAAACACCACCACTTTCCGCCCAAGATCCATGTGGGCGCGGATATGGGGGATCACCTCCTGGGCCTTGATGGCCTCCAATAAATACCGGCGCGACAAATGGTCAAACTGCTCCATGACCAGTTGGTGAATGGCGGTGTATCGTTTATTTTCCCAAAGCCACTGCAATCCCTCGTCGATGTCGGTTCCTATACCGCTTTCCGCAAGCACGAACTTCCGGTCATAGTCAAAATCAACTTCCAGCATCCGCCCCGAAAGAACCTTTTCCTTTTTCAAAAAGGCGTTGAATTGCCGCTGCATCAGGCCGCGATCCACTTCAGCCTCCGGCTCGGTCAGCTTGTTGTACCGCATCCGGTAGCCAAAATGCTGCATCATAAAGGCTTCATATGGGCCTGGGGCATTGTAGGAATATCCGTCGGACTCAGGATAGCTGAAGAGATACCCCTCCGCCATGTCCACGCTTTTTTCATAGGCGAACGGCGTCGCCGAAAGCATCAGCAGCTTGGGACGGCCCCCTTGCTGGGCTTTTTCCACCTCCTCCATAACCTGGTCCCGCCAATCGGCTAATTGGTCGCTCAGGGATTCCAGTTCCTCGATCTCACTGTCCTTGATGGCTTGCGGATCCATCTTGGAAAGAATCTCGGCCCGCTCGATTTCCTTGGCGTACATCCGCGAATAGCGCTCATGAGCCCCCCTTGAATGCAGGGTAAGGGCCCGCACAGCGTTCAAGGCGTTGGTTCTTTGTCCGGATTTGTTTTGGGAGAGATAATGGGCTTCGTCCGCGATCACCAGGTCCCAATCGCGTTTCACAAGGCTGGCGTTGACGCCCAGGTTGGCGTAGGTGGTCACCACAATGCCCTTGCCGCCGTTGTCTCTGGTGTCGGAAAGCTGCTTCACGTCCAGATGCAGATTTCTGGCGAATTCAATCCAGCCGTTGGCCACCTGGTCGCTGGGGACGGCTATCAGAATATTGTCCCTGCTCTGGCGTTCATAGCGCTTAGCCACGCCAAGGCCCACGGCCGTCTTGCCCGTGCCGGTCCCGTTGGTGAACAGCACCCCGTGACCGTCAACGTTGGCGAAGCGGCGTTCCGCAAAAACCACATCCTGGCGCTGTCCGGTGGTAAGGAAGGGCAGGGACTGATCGGCGTTTTCCTGGTTGCCGGGCTTCACGGCAACCTTTTGGGCGGCCTTTTGGGCCGCCGCCTTGTCTATTCCTGCAGGGCTTTGCGAAGAAGATTTTCCAACTGCTTCTGCTGAGACGGACTCAAAAAATACTCCTTCGAGGCCAGAATCACCGCTTCGTTCACCGTGTTCACTTCCGGCAGGGCGTTCCCCAGCTCCGGCCTGTTCTCCAGATACCTGCTGATCGCGTCCCTTTCCAGAAGCAGCGGCCTCACGACCTGGAACCCCAGAATCGTCATTGGATCGTTCCCGGCCTTTTCCAGGTCCTTGCCTTCCTTCTCGCAGGCCTCCGTCACCTGGTCCTGATCCATCTTGAACCACTTCCGGGCCCACTTGGTCCTCAGCTTTTGCGTCTCCGCTATTTCGTTCCAGATCACCGCCGCCACGTTCAGCATTTTCTTTACCCCCTGTCGGTTCCTCTTCAATGTCCTTGGCCTCGGTCATGCCCTGGGCGTCGAATCCCGGATAATACCTTACAGCCTCGTACCAGCTTCGTAAATGGGGTTTCGCAGCCTCTCCCAAATCCTGCAGCATGGCCTTGGAGTAAGCCGCAAAACTCCGGGCCCCCGCCTCGATGTGATATCCGGCCAGGGTGATTCCCGCCTGGACAAGCTCCGGGTCCAGCCCCATGCTTACCTGGTTCAGTTTCTTCCGAAGCAGCTTCCGGGCTTCCTCGGCCGCATCCCTGGTGAAAACTGTGTTGGACTCGCCGTAACCCGGTATTTGTTTCGATTCCTCAACAGTCAGGTTTTCCGTGACGGTTGCAGGCTGATTCCTGGTTTGCTTCGGCTTTTTGCTTACGCCGGTTATGACCTCCGCAAGATTCTTGGGCTTTTTAACTTTTTCGGGTGGGGAGGCAGTTTTTTTCTCGGCTTGGGCGGCCGTCTCCGGAGGCTTCTCCGGCTTGGTCTGGGGCTGGCTGAAAAGATCCTGCTGGCCCTGGGAGGGGGCTAATCCTGATTGGTCAGAATCCGGTGAATCCGAAGGCTTTCCAAGGCGTCCTGTATCACCCTTTGGGTCTCTTCCTTGGACAATTTCCGGGACGGCGTCTGAGACGGCTTGGTAGAATCGGTCTTTAACGGCCGATCGTTCTTTGTTTGAGCCTGCATCGTGCAACTCCCTGGCTGCTTGGTTTAAAAGGTCGCTGACAGTCCCCTTACTATGGGCCAAACGGTTAATAATGTCAATAACCTGGGCCGCCTGTTCGGCGATATCCTTGCTGGCTTCCACGTCGATCACGTTGCCCGCTTCCGACAGCCTGTCCGCGCTGGCTTTTTTGCCCACAACCCCGAACAGCCGCTTGTCGTTGGCCAGCCTTTTCAGGGTGTAATCCAGGATCTCCGCCTTTTCCGTGGCCAGGGACTCCCTTATCATCTCCGCGCCGAACAAAGACTGCTGCTCCGTCTCCACGGTTGGGGCGCCCTTGACCACATTGATCAACTGCTCCACAAAGCCCTGGGAGATGTTGCCGCGCTTCTTCCGTTCCTTGGCGAGCAGCCTTACAAGGTCCAGTTGGGCCGCATCATCGCCGGGCAACCCGTTGCCGATGGCCACTCCCCAAGGCCTGGGCAGGTCCCCGGACTTCACCTGCCCGAACAAAAAGTCGCTCAACTGGGCAAGGGCCATGCCTTCCCTGGCGATCTTGCCCTTTAAGGAAATATTAAATTTTTCCTGGAGGGCCTCTTTGTCGATGTTGAGCTTTCTGAATATCGTGGCAGCGTCCTCGGGAGATCCCTGCCCCTCTGCAATGTTTTGCAAAGCGCCTGCAACCATGGCGCCTTCGGCTGTTTCAGCGTCCGAAAACCTGACAGTTATACTTTCTGCCCCGGTCCTTTGTGCCAGTTCCAGCCGATGGTGCCCGTTGATCACATACACCTTGCCGTCTTCCGGGTCTTTCCAAACCGTCACCAGACCGGCCAGGTTGGGGTCGAACTTCTTGATCCCCTTGAGCTTGGAATTCACCCCGCCCTGTCCCATGCCGCGCTTGTATTGAAAACGGTCCGGGTCGGCGATGATCTCCCGGGGATCCATGTCCATCACCCGGCCCGAACCCACAAGTCCGGCGCCTGGCGCTGCGGCCGATTCCGGCTGGGCTTGCCCGCCTTCCTCCGGCGGCTCCGGGCTGGAGGCCATTTTCACCTCCGCTTCCGGGAAGAGCATAAGGGCCAACCCGTTGGCGTATTGATCCACCACATTGGAGGGGTCTGGATACTCCTTGCTCACCTTATCCCGGCTGCCCAATTCCCGGACCCGATCCCCAACCGCCGCAACCTGGCCTGGAGACAATTTCCCTGCCAGTTCCGCCAGGGTTCCGGCCATGGTCTCCCCATCAAGGGCCTGATCCTCCTGACGCAAGGCGTCCATGGTCTCCTGTTTCATGCGCGCCTGCTCTTCAGCCTGAGCCTGGGCTTGCGCATCGGCCTGGGCTTTGGCCTGCTTTTCAGCCTGCCGCCTGGCCTTCACCAGGTCGATCACCTGGCCGTGGACCGCGTCCACCTTGGCTTCTTCAGCTTCGCGGGTAGCCCGTTGGGCTTCAAGGGCTTCGTTCCGGACGCCCGGCGCCTTGCCCGCGGCTCCGGCCTCCACCGGACCGCTCGCCATGCCCTGATCCTGCATGGGCTTCGCCTGGATCTCTTCGTCCAGGGAAATGCTCTCCCCGTTCGTAATGGCCTGGGTGGATGTCTGGCTCCACACTTTAGCTAACACCGGGTCGATATCCTTGATGGCTTCCGAAACATGCTTGGCCGCCTGCATTCTCGCACGCGGGTCCGCCTGGCCGTCCTGAAGAAGACTCCCGATCCTGCCCCGTTGCAGGGCGTTTCCTCCGGCGCCGATCACGCCGAAAATCAAACCCGCCGTGGTCGAAGGCCCGAAAGCCTGCTTGGCCGCGTCCCAAAAACTCATGTCGCCCATGCCAGCGTCGCGGGCGATATTGGCCTGAACCCCGGCCGTCGCCATTTCGCCGCCAGCCTCGACGGCCGCCGTACCAGCCACGCGGGATAGGGTCTGAGCCCAGCTTCGCCTGAGCAACCCCTTGACGCCGGTTTTCAAGACTTGCTTTCCAGGGGCCATGACAGGCTTTGCCAGCCCGGCGGTTACAGCCTCCAACAAATCCGTGGCAAACTCAAAACCGCCTTCAGCCAGGGCGTGCTTCAACGCGGCCTTTTCGCTCACGGACCGGACGATTCCCATTTCATCGGCCTGCTCCAGGAACTCATCCCAGGCGGCCACGCCGTACAGGGTTCCTCCCGAAAGGGCGTAACCAGCAATAGCGCCTACCGGGGCGCCAATGCCGCCAGCCGCCGCGCCTGCTGCGGCTCCCGCAGCCGTTGCAGGCCCTTGGGCCGTCACCGACTGCACCACGCTCTGCAGCCCTTCGTACAGCCACCTTCGGAGGCCTGACTCCGCCTGCTTGGACGGCCTTAAAAAATCATGCTTCCACGTCGCGTCCTGGGCTTGGCGAACCATGGCGCCGCCAAGCCGCCCCATGCCTTCGTCAATGGGATCGTCGCCAACCATCCTGTCCACGCCCCGAAGCACCCGCCCGGTCATTTCATAAGCGCCCACCAGGCCGCTGGCGGATGCAGAGGCCATGTCTCCTATCAGCCCGCGATCCGCCGCCTTGGGTGCGTAAGGCGCCATATTCTGGGCCACAAAGTTGTGACGCACCCTTTGTTGATCATCCAGGCTTAGGCTATAAAACTCATCGTCGGTCAACTGGTCTTCAAAATAGCCTGTAAGCGCATTAATTTTCTTGGATAAGGGAAGGTCTTTGGCCTGGGCGGAACCCAGCCACCTCTGGGCTTCACGATTCAGCATGTCACCTCGATCAATTGCCGGGTCGAAGGGTTATCCCCTGGGGATTCAAACTGTTAAGCACGTCCGCCAAACTCACCTGGTTCTTGGCCGCCGGCTCTTTGCTTCTGCGCGTATTGCTCCCCTTGGCGTTCGATGTGCCCGCTGCTTGAAACCCACCCGATGTGGCGTGAAGCGTTGCAGGCCCCAACTCGCCGGGGACTTCCACCATGGGAACGGAATTTGGATCTTTTTTGTACGCCTCATCCTTTTTTTTACTAACCCCGTCCAGGTAATCGCGCCAACTCGCACCGTCTGGAGGAGGATCCTCTTCACCTGGCCCGCCGCCCTTAAACAAACTGCTCAGGGAGCTTTGCTCCTGCAGCCTGGACACAATCCGCGAAATATACTGAGACTCAAAACTTTCATAATCCCCGTATTCAGCTTGTGCGGCTTCATCCAATTTGCTCCACTGGTACTGGGCCTCTTCCTCCAGCGCGGCCATATCCTTGGGAGTAATCTTCACCCCGCCGCCCAACAGCTTTTCAAAGGCCCCCAGCCTTTTAATCCGGGAGTCGAACTGCCCCTGCAGCTTCATCCGGTCAGGCTCCGCCAGCCCCGGTTCGTTCAAGCGTTTGCCCAACTCTGTGATGGCGTCCAGCTCATGGACCAAAACAGCCTTGGAATACTGATCCGGAGAAGACATGAAGCTGTTCACCTTGTTCGTGGCGTCCAACCGCGAAACCACGGTCTTGGAATCCCGGCCGGCGTAGAACATGGACGCCTGGGAGGGCGACAGGCCGAAGGTGTTGGCCCAATCCTCCAGGCTTTTCACTTCCGTGGGGCTTCCGGCTTCGCCCTTGGCCTTTTTATCCTCAACCCTGGCAAGACCCAGCTCCGCGTCGCGCCTCAAAATCTTCTCCGAAGGCTTCCTGCCTTTCATAAAGGCTTTGGCTTCCTTGCCGCTCAACCCAAAGGCCTTAACCCATTCCTGGGCCGTGCGGGTTTCTCCGGCGGATCCCGCCATGGTCCGGGCGGTCGCCATGTCCTTTTCCAGGCGTTTGATGCCGTCTTCCAAAACGCTGACGTCAATCCCCTGGGCCGCATACCGGGCCTTGGCCCGTTCCAGCTCAAGCACCTGCTTTTTCAGCCACGGCTCCGGGTTTTCCTTAAATGCGGCCAGATTCCTCTGAGCAATCGATAAACGCTCCTGGAGCTTAGGTTCTTCCGGGTTCTGTTCAATCGCCATTTCCAGCCTGGCAATCTGATCCTCCAGGGTTCTGCCCGGCTCGGTCACAGCCAACGTGTTGGCTACAATCGGGCCGGACATGCGTTTGAACTCCGCCCGCGATACCCGCGTTCCGTCCTTTTTCACAAACTCCCCGGTTTTTTCGTCCAGGGCGGCCCCCAGGGCCTTTTCCCAGGCAGGAAGAACATGGGGGATAAAATGGTTGGTCAGGGCCAGGCTGTCCGAAGGCGCCACTTCGGACAGACGCAGCGGACTGTTCATGTGCTTGATCTCCGCCGCACGCTCCCTGAGAATCGGCTCTTCGTAATCCTGGAAAATCTTCCGGTCATAAGCGGCCTGATCCCGCCTCAAGGCCATGTTCTCGCCAACAAGGGCGGCGTTGCCTATTCCCGCCTGGCCTTGCTGGATGGTCCGGGAAAGGTTTCCCAAAGCATCGGATACTTGCGTCATAAGCCTTCTCCTTATCCGAAACCGGTGGATGTGTCCCCCGGATCGTGGCTGTTCGCCCTGGACATGTCGCTGGATTTGTTTGTTCCGTTGCCGGCGGCCGCGTTGCCGCCAAAATTGCCGGCGTTCACATTGGCGTTGGCGCCCGTATTGCCCGAGTTGGCTGTGCTGGTCGCATTTGTCGTACTGGTCGCGTTGGCGGTGCTGCCCATATTCCCGCCGGTCCCGCCATAGTTGTCCCTGCCGGCGCTCTCACTGTTCCCGCCATAGTCGCCGTAATTCCCGGTCGCATTGCCCGCGCCCTGGTAGCCGTCAGCATTTGGCCCATTGGTCTGTTCATTCGGCTCATTGCCGTCTTCATTGGAAATGTTGGCAAAACTGCTTTCGTCAAAGCCCTTACGATTGGGGCCGTCTATGACCTTTTCGTCTTCAAAACCAAAAAGGTTCCCCAGCTTTTCCATGGCGAAATCCCTTAAATTGCCAAATAAAGTAACCTTCTTGCCCTCTTCCAGGGCATATTGCATCTTGGCGAATTCTCGATTGGTGATGTCCGGATGGTTGGGATTCGTTATGGTTTTATCTTCTTTCTGCTGCTGATCTAAAGACTTCCTTGCGGCCCTGTAGGCGTCCCAATTGGCTTCTTCACGGGTCTTGCCTGTCAAACGCTCCACTTCCCTGTCCACGGCCATGGCCTTCACAGGGGCGTTTAAAGCCGCACCCCGGATGATTCCTATCGGTCCTAGACCAATATCTCTAATTGTGGATTTTAAAAAATCCCCTAATCGTTTTCCCCGCTCTTCGCCCGTTCTCAAGGAATCAACAAGTTCACCGGCGGTTTGCACCGTGCGCATGCCCGGAACCTCCTTGGCGATCTCCGGCATGGCGCCCCTGCCAAAAGCCGTTTGGGCGCCAACCTCGTCAGACCCCGGTACGCCGTAATTATCCCCCTTATGCGCATCGCCGCCGGAATTATCGTAGGGATTGATGTCCATATCCAACAGACTCCCCGTGGAAGCGTAAACGCTCTCATTAAGCCCGCCTGCCAACGAGACCGGTGCGGATGAAGCCGCTGCATCCTGGCCTTGCTGGTAGTAGTACCGGCTGGATAAAGACCCAATAGGCCTGGTGACGCTGGCCGAACGCCCCGTCACTCCGCTTCGCTGCCTGGAATAGTCCCGTAAATTCATCACCACCAGTCGCCTCCCGAAATTGCTTCGACGGCTCCGCCGCCAACGGCGGACAGCACCGTGGAATACACGTCCCCGCCGGAAGCCAGGTAGGCGGTTGCACCGGAGACGGCGGCGCTTCCCATGATCTCCCGTTCGCGTTTTCCGCCAAAGGGAATGTAATCCCGGCCAAGGTCCGCCCCCAGGGTGGTTCCTGCAAGAATTCCGGCGGGAATCGCGACATAATGGTCCTTCAAGGCCCCCACCCAGTTGCCCGCGTCGCCCGCGCCTTCCGACGAAAAAAACTTGGCCGTCTCGCCCGCGCCCATCTTGGCCGCTTCCGTGGCCGAATCATCCACGGCCCCCGAATCGGCGTTGATGGCTTGGCTCAGGGCGTCGTTTTGCTCTTTGCCCGTGTAGTAGGAAGCCGCCAGGTTGGCCAGGCTGATCAAATTGGCCTTCTTGGCCTGGTCTTTCTGGACTTCCAGCTTTTCCCGGTCCAGGGCTTCCTGCTTTTTCCGCCAGTCCTGGTTCGCATTAAACGCCTTTTCCTCAAAGGCCCGGTCCTGTTGCGCCTGGTAATAGGCGGGAAGACGGGCCGCCATGGTTTCGTTAATGTCCCGGTCAGCCCTGGGGAGCCTTCTCCCCATGACCGCCTGCATTTGAGAGCGTCCCACTTATTCGCCTCCTCCCATAAGCGCCATGGCCTTCCGAAGGCTCTGGCGCTCTTTGCGGGTTTGATTGGCCAATTCCTGGTTTAATTCCATTTGCTGATGACCCAAGGCGCCGCCCACAACCAAATCAGCCAGGCCAACCCCTTCGGCCAAAGCCCCCTGGCCTTGCTCAAAATCCAGGGCGTCCTCATGCAGGGAAAAGGCCTCCTTGGTCCGGCGCTGGCTTTCCGCAAATTGTTTTTGGGCGAACTTCTGGTCTGCGGCACGCACCATCCCTGCAATCTCCCTTGCCATGCCAGGAGCGGCAAAACCCTTGTCCGCGGCAACCAGGTCCAGTATCGCCCGCTGCCTGTTGTCCATGGCTGCAAGCCTCTGGATGGCCCGTTGATACCTGGGGTTGTTTTCCATCTTGGCGGTGATCGCATTATGGTCCATTTATTTCGCTCCACGAGCGCAGGCCAAAGCCCGCACATGACGATGAGAAATCTTCCTGGCAGCCTGCCGGCTCACTCGTTTGCCCACAGGCTCCGTCTGGGCGCCTCCCTCCCTCTGGATCGCCAAAGGAACGTCCTCACCCGTTTGAAGCAGCCTTAAATACGCGTTGGCCTCATTCAGATCCATAATGGCTTTTTCCACGTTCACCTCCTATTCATCATCCCGCTCCGTGGCATACTTGATCCCCCACTTAAGCAGACGAACTCCCTTGTTGGTGTCGGAAGTATCCGCCTCAAACCGGAACCGGTGCGTCCAGCCGATTTGCTTCTCAGCCCCGGTTTTCCGCCCATGGCGCACCAGGCGGCCGTCCCCGGCGGACATATCCATGGGCCTACCCAAGTCATCGTAAACCGCCCGTGAATCTCTGGCGTGACGGATCAGGAGTTCCACCGCCTCATCCGTCCTCATGCCAACAACCTTCACATGCCGGACCCTGGTCTGGTTCCACATGCTTTTGTCAGGATGAAAATCGCCGGTTTCGATAACCTGGCCGATAGGCTCCCCGTCCCAGGTGGTTCCGTGCTCCAGCCGGCGCATGAACCCGTCCGCAAAACCGCCGTACATGTAGGGCGTACCCAGGGCGTCCGTAACCGAAAAAACGCACAAGGGATATTGGTCCGGAACCTTCTCAAACCATTCCCGGCGCACCATGTCGTAGCAGACCCATTTGTTGGGAACCGCGGATTCCCCAACGCAAAGCAACAGGTTGTATTCCCTGTGCGCGCGGTCGTAGCAGGCGGCGCAAGCCTCCATGGCCGCAAAATTCAAGCACTCGTCTTCAGTACGGTCAAAAAACCTTTCCAGTCCCGGCACGGGAATCAGCACGGCGCCGTCAAAAAACACAGGCCCGCTCGCCGACATCCACATGGCCACGTTTCTAACCACATCGCCCGAAACCTGATAGCCCACCTCCGCCGTGCACAGGGTTTGCCAGGCCGGACACCCCACGTTGTACGATATGGGGTAAATCCGGAACTCTTCCGGCGTGGATCCCGAAAGCAAATAAGTTTCCGAAGCCTTCAAAGCCAGCCAGAACAAAAAGACGTTGGACCCAAACCGGTTAAAAAGCTCCACCGCGCATGTGATCTTGTCAGATCCCCCAAAATACAAAGACTGCTTCCCGCCCATGGAGGACAAATCGCCGTTATGCACGTCCGGGGCGTTGGGCATGGTGAAATCCACCCGGTTGCCCTCTTTAAGCTCGCTGTGCGCCACGCCAAGGGCCATGTTGGCGTATCGGGAGGGAAAGTCGCACGGCTCCACTTTTTGCTGGGCGGGGATGCCGTAAATCAAGTCCACGGTCACAGCGGCGGAAAGGGCCGCGTTAAAACTTATGCGGTAAAAGTACCCGGTCGTTCCGAACATGGTCTGCATGGACTCTTCATCCCGGCTGGGCGGGTTATAGGCAAACATACCGGTCTTGCCCAACGTTCTCCAGCGGTTGGGATTCGCGATGGTCTGGTCGATAACCTGACCAACGCCCACCCAGCCCGAATGGCTGTAATACTCAATGGTGGGAATGGCTTCGGCTGTGTTCACCTTGCCGGCGTACATGGTGATTTGAAAGGCCGCCATGCGCTCTTCAAAACCCAAAATAATGTGCTCGGTCGGCGCCAGGGAGTTCAAAATCATGCCGATTTCCAGGGACGAATCCCCCGGCTCGATCACTTCCAGGGTGTAGTCCTTGTAGGCCTCATTCGCCGCGTCATAAACCTGGGCCTGCAATGGAACCCGGTATACGCCGTCCCAAACGTCCACCGCCGGCTGAAAAGGCGCCCGGGCGGACGCATGAAACAACTCCGCCGCCGGCGCGGTCCCGTTCACTTCAAGCAAATAGGCGTATAAATACATGCCCTCAAAATGCATGGGCGCCGCGTTTTCCACCGTCGAGCTGAATCCAACCAACCCGTCGCGGGCCAGAACCACGTCCCCCAAAGCTGTGCCGTCTTCCAGGTTATCCACCGCATCCAGGCTGAAACCCGTCCAGGTCTTCACGCTCAATGACGTCCCATCCTCAATATTTGGCTCCGAAACGTAAAGGTTCGCCCCGGATAAAGGCCGGGTGGAAAGCCCCAGCAACCGGTTCTGGGCGTTGCGGTAAGCCCGGACGGGCGGCGCAAAATCCGACGTCCACCTGGCGATCCCCTTGGACACCCGGAACTCGTCAATGCAGCCGTCAAAGGAAAAGGCGTCGTCGCCGGGATAGCGCCCGATAAACAAAGCGCCGTTTAAATCCGGCCAATCAACTGTATTGGTTCGAGTGGAAAGACAAACGCCATTGACGTATATTTTCAAAACGTGGCTGGTTCCATCCGTGTCCCTGGCTACCGCAACGTGATACCATTGGTTGATCGCCGGGGTAAAAGCGGGAGATGTAACGAATGAATAGACGCCGCCAACCCAAATGGCAAAACGCAAGACGCGACCCCAATGGAGCGTCAAGCACACATAGTTATTGGCATCCTGATAATGACAAAAAATGAATGAATCCGCTTTGTCAGTCTGATTGGACAAACTCTTGAATCTCACCCAGCAATCAATGGTAAACGGGTCGGTCCCCATGTACCAATCGTCGCTGTCAGGAACCCTGAGATAATCGCCGGCCCCGTCAAACTGGGCCGAAGAGCAGCCGAACTTGAATACGTCGGTAGTGGTATGCGCGTTGCCATAAGCCGCAACAGACTTGGCCGATGGACTGCTGTCTTCAAAAGTGGTCCCGCGCTCCGTACCCTCCATGTGCAATAGCAGCTTGGTAAAATCGTCATTCCCGCCGCAGATCTCAACAATATTGCCGGGCGTGGCCAGGGTGTTGTTGGCCGCATCCGTGAAGTCTATGGCGTCCTTATACCCGCCGTATCCCACCGAAGCCTGAATCGTTACGGTCTCCCCGGCCGCTTCATCCGCAACGCCGTCTTCTACCGTGATAATCCGGTTGTTGGTCGCGCTGGGGCTGGTGATGCTCTTGATGGTGAACGAGCGGTCGTTAGACCCGGATCCGCTTATGGTAATCTTCATGCCGGCGCTGAATCCGGCGCTGATAAAATTGGCGGCTGCAGACGTGATGTAATTGCTCGCCGCATTGAACGTGACGTCGCTGATTATTATGGAGATGGGCGAAAACGTAAAAAAAGCCCCCCAGGGCATTTCATCCCCGGCGTACGCGCACAATTCCTTGCCGTTGGCGTAAAAATCCGTGATGCCAGGGCCGTCGGAAAAACGGCCAGGCCCGGCGCCGTCCGCAGCAACATGAAGATTTCCGGGCTCAAACCCGCCTGTTCCCGGAATATCCGCCCGATGCTCCTTTACAAAACGAGCCCCCGAATCCATGGCGGCCTCCACCAGAACATGGCTCCGGTTCGTCCTGTCGCTAATCAGCTGATGGCCGTTATTGAGTTTTAACCTCTCCGGCATTGGCTTCTCCGGTTTTGCTGTTCATCCAGGGGAGCAGGTTCTTGGAGTCCGTTACCACCTTGCTCACAATCCGGTCCCTTGATTCGTCGGGAAGGCTCAAAACAGCCTCCATGGTTCCACGGCGCACCCGGCCCGTGGTAAGCACGTCCAGCACCGCCGCATGGCCCAGTTTCACCTCCCAAAGCTCCGCCTCAAGCTCATTCCGGCGCTCGTCGGTCAATTCTCCGATCTCCGCCTTCAACGGGGCCGCCAGCCCCTTAAACACGGCCATTTCCCGCTGGGCGCCGGCAATGGACGCATCCAGCTCCTCCAATGCGTTCTGCTTCATTTCCAGGGTGATGGCCGATTTCCTGGCTGCGGCGTTATCCTTGGAGCTTGCATGAGCCTCCAACTCCTCCATGTCGATCAGTAGAATCCGTCGCTCGCAGTCCAATTGCTTCAACGACCGGCTCCGTTTTGCGATCTCACGGCAAACCTGCCTGTACCGCCCGTACGCCGTGCCGCCGTTCTTCACAGCCACAAAATGCTCCAACTGGAACTGGCTGGCGAACTTCTGATGATCCTGCAAATAGGTTTGTATTTCTTCTCCCATGAATTTCCTCCCTCATGAATATTGAACGGATGCCGACCCAAGGTAAACGCGGCCGGGGGATGGCATGTCATCCTGAGAAGCCCAGGCGTCCGCATCAGCGTCATAGGTTTCCACGTCACGCAGCCCAAGTATCGCCCCGCCCGCATAAATCAGACCCTGCCCGGCAACGGTTTGGGCTCCGCCGCTGATCCGGGCAGGTGATGGTATGTCTTCTTTAACAGCGTAGGAGTCGGTTTCAGGATCGTAGGAATGGCAGTCCCGATAATTGGCGCCGAACAAAATGCCCTCGCCGCCGCCGGCAAGATAGGCGGCGTCATCCAGGCCAAAAGCGTATACTCCGCATCTGGCGAGATTCATACTGGCCCCGCTGGACCAGACGTCCGTCAATGGGTTGTAAACGTCGCAATCATCAAGCGGGTCCGACGAATCATATCCGCCGAAAACATAGCCCTTGTATCCAAGCAGACAAGCCGCAATATACCTCCTGGCGGGAGAGGGCATATCCGTCATGGAACTCCACGAATCGGTCAGGGGGTCGTACCGGTTGCAATCCTGCAAATTCCCGGAGGTGTAGTCATACCCGCCTGCAACATAAATCGAGCCGTCGTACGCAAACGCAGCTCCATAACTGCGCAAGGGTTCAGGCATGTCGCATCTCGACTCCCAGACGTCCGTCACCGCGTCTAGGGCCTCCGTTATGAGTCCGGAACCATCCATGCCCCCTATAGTAAAGGCCAGGTTTTCCACACCGGCGCCCATGTTGCCATAACGCCCCGGGGAGGGGACGTCAGTCCGGGCCGCCCACGATTCCAGCACGGGATCGTATTCGTCGCAATCCGATTGCGCGGACGTACCGCAAATAGCCAGCGCGGTCACGTAGTCGTAATCGGGATCAACCAACGGCTTGGGATTGATCGGGGAATACCCGCTCACGCCTTCCAGGCTGCCGTCCTGGGCGTACCTGGTGTTCTGAAGAACGCTGAAATTCCCGGCGCCGACGGATAAAGGGTCCGCCGAAGGCCTCCAGGCCCCATTAAAGGCAATCTCCATGGCGTACTCTTCATTGCGCTTGGGGCTCATCGGGTTGCATACCTCCGGCCTTGCTGCAGACTTTTCTGCGCTGTTTCACGCGACGCCTGGTGGATCTCCCTGGCAAACTCCCCATGAAGCCCCCGGGCGACGTCCCATTCTTTTTGCTGATCCAAAAACAAAGCCGCCGCCTCCTTGCAAATGGCGTGGCAGCTCATGGGCTGGAAGCGCCATAACGAATAATCGCTCCAGACCGGGCCGGGCAGGCAAATGTAATCCAAGGTCAGGGTTCCGCCTGATTCGGCTATAGGGGCTGGCAGATAAATCTGGTTCCTCGCCGTGGGCAGGATTGTGTAATCATTCCCCCCGTTCCAGCCGCCGGGATTCCCGTCCGAGTCGAACAGGGCCGTTACCAGTTCCGTGTCGCTCACAACTGCAAGCACAACCCCGTCCGTTTCCTGATCCTTGTTGTGCACGATATCCCTGGGATACACCGCGCCCAGAAACTCCGCTGCAGGATTAAAATTCCAGCCTTCATCAGTAAGGGTGGATTCCCCGTCAGACCCCGCGCTCGATGTCTCGCTTGCCGCTCCGGTCACAAGATCCGGACGCGCCTGCTTGTCAATGATCGCAAAAGCCCCGGGGATCTCCACCTCGGTATGTTCAAATCTCCGGATCTTCTCAAAACTGGTCTGTACCGGATACGACTTGTTTCCGGCCGGATCCTCGAAAATCCCAAAGAAAAGCCTGCGGGAGTTCCTCGCGGAAAGACGGATGAAGTCAGGTGGAAGGTCGTAAGCCTGTTGACCTTCCACCATGCTCAGAACCACGGACCCGGTCAGGCACAAGGTGCGCCGGGCGAAATCAACCGCCGCCTCATCCAGTTTGGAAAAAGCCTCTTGCCGGTTCAAATACGAGTTCGAGAAGCCCGACTCGTTCAAGGCCCTTAGCATGGCCCGGAGAGCTGTTTTACCGTCCATCCGCGTCCTCCTCGGAATCCGCATAGGCCCCGCAGTTCGGGCAGCGCTCCGGATCTTCCATCAACCGGTCATCCTCCACCCAGCCCTCGCCGCAGGCGGGGCACTTTCTCAAGTCCCCAAAGGCCATTAAAAATCCTCGCCGCTGGAATCGCCGGACTCAGCTTCATCCAGCTCCGCATCCTGGGCGTCCACAGGCTCGTCCGCGGCTTCCTCTTCGGTTTCAAAGAGCCGATACTCCCAGTCCTTAAAAGCGATGGATGCCGCCTGGCCCCACCATTCCGGCCTCTGGGGAAAAAGAGCGCCCCACGGAAAAGGATCCTCCCACTTCTTCTTGGAGCCGGCGGCCCGCCGCTGGTACAATACCGTGTCCAGTTCGCTATTCGGCCCGTCAATAAATTGCTGATCCCCGGCCAGCTCCGCTTCCCGTTTGGCAAGGGCCGCATAGTGGGCTTCGCTCTTCACCTTACCCACAGCCTCCCACCATGCCTGGGCCGCTTTGCGATGGGCGAGGTTGGTGATGATATCAAGTTCGGTTTTCGAACGCAGGGGCGAGCCGTCCTTGTATCCATAACTGCCGTCTGCATGCAGATACACGGCCTGACCGCTGGCGTTCCCAAACGTTCTGATAACATGCACCTTTTTGATGTATTCCGTGCCGTCGTCTTTTCGTAGCTTCACTTCCAAAGTCTGAGCCATAACTCCTCCCTATTCGCCCACCATGAGCAAACTCATGCTCACCGCTGCCGGCGCTGACCCGTCGGGCAGTTCAATCATGGCGCCTAAATCGTAGGTGGTGCTGATTGCCGTCCCGGACAAACGAACGGCTGTTTCGCTTCCATCAGAATCCAGAGCCAAAGCGCCATTGGTGCACGAAGCGGCGGCTGTATCGCCGGTCGTAACCCCCAGGGTGAAGATCTTCAGCTTGTGGTTTTCCTGGTCGTATTTGTACATAAACCCGTTGGATGCAGGCTGCTGGATCGCAACAAACCCAATCTCACGCTTGAATCCGAACTGCCCCATGTCCGGTAAAGGAACCCCTCCGGAGGGGTAAGTCTTGACCCCGTCCCCAAAAGCAATCGAGGCAATGGTCATTACCTTTCGCCCTGCAGGCGGCGGGACTATATCCCGATCCCGGGGCGAAACGGCCACGGCCACGTCGCTGGCTGCTAAATCCGCCATAATTCACACTCCCTTCAAAATAGGGTTATTGGTTTTTTCAAAACCGTCCCAACTGTTCCAAAGAAACAAAGCAAATCGCTCTTTGGAACAGCCTGGTTAGGCGGTCTCCACCATATTGGCCATATTGGCGGGCATTTCGTCGCTCCGGCGAACCTTCACATAAGGCCGCCCATGCCCGGCCGCGCCCGTCCCGTCCGCCATGGTGGTCAGTTGCACAACGATTTCCTCCCCGGCTTCCAAACGGGTTCCCCGCCCGGCATGGTCGTACATCACCTTGCCGGCGGACGTGGTGGAAAGATTCAAAACCCCCAGGTCGCCGTCGCCGCGTCCCGAGTCGCTGCCGGCCGTAGGCCTCTTATCGAATTTCACCACCGGCGTGCTTGTGGCGCCGCCGCAGGTTTCCGTGACCAGCATGCCCACTTCCATCAGGGTGCAGTTTTGATTGATGGCAACCACGGCCACGTCGGCGGGGGATTGGTCCAGATCCACCCCCAGGGCGTCGTCGTAGTCAACGACCAGCTTCACCGGAAGTTCAACAGGCGATTTATCTTGCAGCATATGTAATTCCTCCATTATCAAACCGGCCCGAAGGCCGGGTTAAAACCACTAAAAACAGCCCAAAGGCCCGCTATTTAAATCAGGCGGAGCCCCAACGAATCATCTTGGCTTCCCGGTCGTTGGCCGTCTGCCACGTCGGTCCAAAAGCCACAATCCCATACCAGGCCACGGCTTTGGTTCTTCCAAAGTCGCCCTGATAATTGGGATTGGCGCGTAAATGGGGAAACTCCACCTCGGCGCGGGAAACGGCTTCATCGCCGAAGAACACAGCCTCGCCGGTAACGCCGCCCGAGCCAATGGAGTTGGAAAGCGCGTTTTCGTGGTTCACTTCGGCAAAACGCACCTGGTCAACCTTGCCGGCCTCGCGTTTGTAAAGGACGTCGCCCTTATTCAGGTACATGTGCCACGATTCCAATACCCGGTCATTCTTCAATCCGCGCAACGCCTTGGTTGTGGCCAGACAGACGAACATGTCGTCATCGAAGGGCGGAACATGGATGTCGTTGACCATGTAATCGGAAATCATGCCCACATGATCCTTGGTCATGTTCTGGGTCGCTATGGTGGAAGGCGTGCCGTCCGTGTCAAGCACTCCGCCCGTGAGGCTGGTGGGGATGTAAATAATCTTCCCCTGCTTGAACGCAGCGGCTGCGGCGCCGTCCATACACCGGTTCATTTGATCCAAAAGGCCTTTTTGCACCATGTTCTTGGGATCAAACTCGCTCAGATCCTTTAACAGGCTGGTGTATTCCAGACCGCGGCCCCATTCCTGGATCTGAATCACCACTTGTCCCGTTTCCAACCGGTCGATGGGAATCCGAGTGTGTTCGTCCAGCATTCCGTTATTGGCGGGTGTATCCGGGTTCTTGTAGTGCATGATCGTCACGCTTTCGCCCTTACCCTTGCCAAAATCATCCACCTTGTCGGTGAACTGAACAAACACGAACTTTTGGGCGGACTGTTTCAACAGCTTCCCGCTCAGGGCGCGATTTTTGTAAACGCCTGTCTCAGCGTCGAACTCCCAGGTTAACGTATTTCCCATGTCAATTTCCTCCCGGCCGGGACCGGTCATTCAACTCACATTCCCGGCCTATATGCGCCGCTTTTCCATAGCCGCATCCAACGCGGAACTCAGGCTGACAGGCTCAGAGGAAGACTTCTCGCCTCCGCCTCCGGGAGCGCCCTTACCCTGGCCTCCACGGCCCATGGGTTGCTCCATCGCAGCCTTCAATTCCGCCTTGATCCTGGCCTCGATGCCGGCGAAATAATTGTTTGTGTTGTCAATAGCCCATTGCACCTGCTCTCCCATGCTCAGGGGCTTGCCGTCCGGGGTTTCAACCGGCGCTTTCGCTGCAAAAGTGTAAAAAACCCCCTTTTGGTGGTCGTCAAAACCGGCTTCCTTTATCCGGGTGTCAACCATGGCGTGCACATCCTCGGAAGAAGGACCGGCTTGGTGATCTTCCTGAAAAGACTCAGGAGGCGGCGAAGCCTCTTCCGGCTGGTAGCTCTGGGCGAAATTCGTAACATCCAGGTTGTTTTGCGCCCAAATTGCCGCCACCTTGCGGTCATACTCTTCAGGATCTTCATCATCTACAGCCTGAATGGCTCTCAGGGTTTCCGCATGGCGCTGCTCTGAGTACTCCAAAACTGCGGCGTCCTTCTTTTTCCGGCTCTCAGCCGCCGCCTGTTTGGCTTTCTCTTCAGCTTGCGCCTTTTTTAAATCGGCAAGCTCCTGGGCCGTCCTGGTTGCCTGGGCCTGCAGATTCCGGTATCCTTCCTCCGCTTCTTCATGCGATTTAAAGCGGGTTTTAGGAGCCCCTTCGCCCGGCTCCTGATCTTGTTCTCCTGCGTCCGAAGGCGCTCCTTGCCCGTCGCCTTCCTCCTGGGGAGCCTCTGGACGAGGCTCCGGAAGAGGCTTTTCTTCATCGCCGCCCGCTTCCGGCTCACCCTCTTCAGTTTCGCACTGAGCAAGATTAAATTGCTCCGTGCCGATCACCCTGGTTTCGGTCATCATGGCGTCCAGATCATGCCCTTGCTCTTCCTGTCCCAATGGTTGACTCATATCCGCCTCCGTCACACAGGCTCGGGTAGTCCGCATAAAACGGGCCGCGCCTGCGTTCATGCGCCTTACGGGTAGTCCGGCGCCCCGGGCCGTAAAGCTGGTTTTTTTTGTCTGCCGGGTAGTCCGGCGTCCCGGGCCGGCTTCCTTCGCCTGTAGTTGCAGGGTCTCCCTGCCTGAGAAAAAAAGACGGGCAAATAAAAAAGGGGCAGTGTGTGATTGTGTGGCGCCACACTGCCCCTTCATCATTTCTTTTAGGTTCGCCGTCGCTTGGTTGGCCGACCTCCCGACGGAACCCGTCTTTTTTTTTTAGCGAAGCAGGTTAGCCTCTCCCGTCTGGCGGCTAAACCTTTTCAAGAGCCTGCCCTGCCTGCTTCGCTTCCTGTTTTGGATTCGACCGCCCCAGGTCCTGGGCGGTGCACCCGGCGCTCTATAGCGCTCCCCTGCGGGTCGGCCGGCTCCAAATACTTATTTCCCCTTATCCTCCTGCATCGCCATGGCCGATAGCTGGTTGGCCGCACTTTTTGCCAGGCTCTTCTTGATGCCAAAATCCTTAAGGATTCCCAGATAAGCCTTACATTCAGGATCTCCCTCGATGATCGTCGCCGCCCTTGAGACAAACTTGCGATGCACGATTTCCACCAGCTTCCGGCCCTCGTCGCTTCCTATGCAATCCAGAAACCCCGCCTTGTCCTTCAGTCGAACCTTGGCGGCGGCGGCTTCCTCTTCGCCCTTTGTTCCTTTAACCATCTCAACGGGTAATCCGGTCACAATATCCACGTCAGGGCCGCTAAATCCACTCATGCGTTTTCCCCCTCATCCAAACCCTTTAGCTCCCTCAACAAGCCAATTAACTGACCAACGTCCGCCTTCTGGGCTTCCCTGGACTGAGCCTCTTCCTCTTCCTTGGCTTTGGCGGCCATTTCCTTGTCAATCTCCTCCGCCCTCGCCTGGGTTACGACTACTTCCTCGTCTTCCAGCTTGGTCAGCGCAACTATCGCTCTCAACACCTTGTAAGGATCAATATAGGCCGCATACCTGGGCCTTTCGCTCAAGGGCACGATTGTAGCCATGATCTTGTTCAGCTTCTCTGCCTCAGCCATAAGCGTTCCAATGCCAGCTACATGAAAGGCTCCGCTCATGGGAGGCAGCTTCAGCTCGCCATCCCCGGAATACTCCAGTCCAGCCTCCTGGACCTTTTCACCCCCAAGCATGTTCACATAGTCGTCATAGGTGGCAAAACAGGCTATTACGTCCCTGCCAGCCTCAATGGCCGCCACTGCGCCGTCCTCCAGGTTTTCGCCCATATGGCCGAACACGCCCAAACTTTGGTCTAAGTTCTGCTTGGACTCCCTCCAGGTCATATCCTGGCGGTATCCCGGCAACCCCTGAACCGCGTCCGTCACCCACGATCCCCGCTGAAAAAGTTGGTCGTAGTACTGCATATTAGCAAGCACCGAACCCGTTGGGTCCCGCCTCTGAACCGTCCTGACAGCCTGCTGTCCATGGACCGTATCCTGGGTCAAATACTCCTTGCCAGGCCAGGAGTTGACGTCCGAGGGGTCCACCAGGGCGTCCACGTTGATTTCCGTGGGAGGATTCACTATCCATTTCAAGGCGTCTTCATGCAGACACAACAAGGTGCACATGGACTCCCAAATCGAAACAATTCCTTCGATGAATCCGCGCCCGCCATGGCGAAGCAAGTGCGGCATGGGCGAAAAGCTGATTCCGGGCCACCGGAGCCGGGAGTAAGGAACCTGCTTGGGCATGCCGATCACGCGCCCTCCCGCCACAGTGTACCATCCCCGATCCAAAAGCACTTCCCCCTTGGGGGAAAGCACCGTTCCCCACAACTCCTGGGTCAGCACCATTTTGCGGAACGTGGATCGCTCCCAAATCTGCTCTTTTCTTTTAGCGATCTCCTCTTTATCCAAAAATGGATCGTCCTTGGCTTGGCCGCCGGAGCCAAGATCAACGGAACGCTTTACGTTGAAATAGCTGCCTTTTTCCTCGCCCTCCAAAAGGACGTGGTAATCCAGCCATTCGCTATGCACCCAATACAAGCCCCCTTGAGGGTCGCGGGGCGGAGCGTCCGGATCCCGATGAATCTTCCATGGCTCAATAAGATCAAAAATAAGCCCCTTGCCAGGAACCCACTTGGGAATCATCTCCATGGACTCGCCGATGGCAAGCGCCATTTCCGTAGCGCTCGAAAAACGTGTGGGAAATTTGGCATGTGACTTGTCCAGTTGAATATCCAGAACCGCCTGCCAAAAGTCAGCGCCAATCTTGTTTAAAGGATCGCTTACGGACAAATACCTGGGAGAAAAGGACTTCTTAATTGCGGCTACGCCGTACCCTACGGCCTCATTAGGCTTGGCAACCACGATCCTACTCTGCCAGGCTTCCTTATTTTTGTAACTATCCGGCTCTTTTTCGTGATACACGTCCCAGCATTGGGCCTGCTTCCTCCGGATCTCATCCCGCGCCCTGGCGCTGGTGCTTACGCAATCATTCAAATAGGCCACATAGTGGGCCTCGTTTTCCAGGGCGTAAGCGCCCGCAGCCTCTTCCCGGTCCGCCAGTTCCTGGTCGTCGTACATATGACTGGCCGCCTGGGTCTGGATCTCCCGGATTCTGCTGGCAACCTCAAGGCTGGGATCTGATCTCTGAACCGCCATTACATTCCCGCTCCCGGAGCATCAGGAAAAATTCTGTCAAAGTTCTTCTTATAAGCTGAAGAATGCCCGCCCGGAGCCCAATCCGAATGACACGGACACCCAGGGTGGCAATGATGAACATCCGGCTCCCCGTTAAAACCGTCAGGGTGATGGGTTTCAGCGCCGCAGCCCGTGCACTTGAAAATTTCCGCCGGGTTTTTGTCATACGGTCCGCCCTGCCTCATTTCCCAATAGTTTTTAAAATTTCCTGACATTGAACCCCCTCTATATGCCGTAAGGCGACTTGCTAGTCTTTAGCCCGGAGCTATGCCCGTAACTCATGGCCCTCTTCGCCTGGGCGGCGCGCATAGCGTTCCTGTTCACTTTGGCTTTCTTCACATTTCCCGGACTAAACAACCCGGCAGCAACATATGCGGCCATGTCCCCTGGGTGACTGAACCTGTCCTTGGCCGGCACGCTTCCAATGATATTCCCCGAGTTGTCCGTTTTCCAATGCCAGCCGCCGTTCAACGCCCGGTGCAGCAAATAGGCGGACCGGGAAAGCAAAATAGCAGGCTCGCCGTTTACCAGTCGGGTAAGACCCTCTTGTAAAGGCTCAATCCGGTTTTTTATCCGGGTGGGCCCGGGTTCAAACTTCACCCTGGGGAAGCCAGCCTTCTCCAAAACCGCTTTCAGCGTCTTGGCCGTGGAGCGCTTCACCGAGCTTTGATCCGGAGTCCTCATCGTCGGATCCCCAATATCCCGCCAATCCGAAATTAAAGGCTCGCCGTTGGCGCCTTTGTATTTGGGCGAGTTGAGCATGGGGATCACCATCTGCTCCAGCAGCTCCTCGATGCCGATACCCTCTCCCACAAGCACGTCATGAAAGATCAAACGCCCGGGCGGAACAAACTGCCCAATCCCGCAAACCGGGTTGTGCCAGGCGTCATACCCCCGGATGCCGACGGCGCCGGGAATCACCGGAAGCTCCACATCCCGCATAAAGTGAACCATCTCGTTGTACTGGGGAGTCACCGCCTTACCCAACTGAACGGGCGCGGGCCGGCCCTCCACATACCGGGCGTACATCCCCTTGTCATGCTGGAACGCGGCTCTGTTAGCGACACGCATCAATGGGTTGGCGTACTTGTTGTCTCTATACGGGATCTTATAGACGTGCTTGATAATGCTGAGCCCGGTGTCGGGGTCCGTTTGGTACACCTCCGGAAGCATGGCCACCTCTTCCGTCCAGTGGTCTTCATCCGCCGGGTTTTGGGTAATCTGCACCCTGGGCGTGGTCCCTCGCTGGCGCGAAGCCCTTGCAACCGCAAGGTCAAACACTTCTTTAGGAAGGCCTGCGTTCGCCTTTTCCTTGATGGGCGCTGGCTCTTCCAGCCAAATAACCGCGTACTGAGGCCCCTGAAGTTTGGAAATAGAAGCCTGATCATCGATGCCAAAAAGATCCATCTCCACCTTGGGCGTGGAGTGGATGATCATCTTCTTATAATCGTCCTTGAACGATACGAAATTACCCAGGACCTCCTGGATGTCGGGAACCGTGGAAATCTTGATGTTCTGGTGGGTGTCCCGAACCAGGGCGCCCCGTATGTCACGGCCGCACCGAAGCGCATGGGCGATCAAGCCAGCCACCCCGGCAAAGGTTTTTCCCTCGCCCATCGGCCCCATCAACATGACAATATGCGCGGCGTCATGCACGAACCTGCTCTGGGTCGGGCTCAGATCAAATTCAAGATCCGCCATCTTTCCCTCCCATTACCACGCGCATGGGCTTTCGCCCTTCGCCCGAATCAGGGTCTGGCGGCACATAGTCGGAACTGCGGTCGACAAGAATAATCTTTCCCTTCTGATCGTCGTCAAGCTCCCGTGCCTTACCGATCTTGAGCGCGATAATATCCAACACCATTTTCATGGCCTTGATCCGCTTATCCTGCAGACGGGCGTCCCGGTTTACCAAATGGATGACGCGGCGAATGATATCCTGGATCACATCCGCTCGTTTTTTTGCGCCCAACGACGTCAGCATCTCAATCCAGCGATCCAACTCCCCGTTGATCTCCAGGGCGGCCGAAGCAAGCCGCTCCGCCTGTTCCGACGGAAGCTCCCGAAACCACTCGATGCACTGGGCCTCCATCTCTTCCAGCGTATTCAAGTCCTGGGGAACCACCTGATCCACATGATCCTGGATCTTTTTGGAAGCCGCTTTTTCAAATTGGGGCTTTAACTTGGCGAGGTATTTGCGGACGGAAGAAGGGGATATATCAAAATCCTTTTCTTCCTTGAGCTTCTGGGCGACGGCTGTGCCGGTCACAATCCCCTGGGCGTATAGCTCCACCACATAATCCTGGAGGCCTTCCCGCTCTATGCGTGTTTTATTATTCGCCATTTCACATAACGCCTTTAAAGGGTTAGCCGGACCGCCGGTGACCGGCGGCGGCCCGGCCAGGGGGACGCCCTCAAGCAACTGGAGGGATCGGAGGGGCCGAAGAGCGCCGTCGTTATTTTAAATCCTCTGCAGAAATCCAAAAAACGCATGCTCTGCCATGGATAATTGCAGAAACGCCCCTTAGAGCTTGAATCACTCGCGCACAGGGCTAAATTTATCGCACTTCTTATAACACGGGTTTTATGAAACGCCCCGAAGCCCTCTAACGCAAAACGGCAAAGTCGTAGACTTTGCCGACACTTTGCCAAGACTTTACCCTGATTCGTTTTTCACTTGCAGCCATTTTTTCTATTGACACCCTTTCAGCGCCCCGCCTCCCCAACCAAAACCGGCGGCAATCCCCCGCCCCCAATCAACCCCTATCGACCAGGATGCCGCGAAGTCCTAAAACTCTTAAAAAATCCCACACGCACCAGGTTGATAGGGGGGGAGGGAGTCCCACTCCCGGGGTTTTTGTTCGCGCCTTATTCATCATGCCGCGCCCCATGGCATGACCGTCATGCCGCCCCGTCTCCATGCTGGACCCACCCCACCCCCAGCCGCCGCCAGGTCGCCGACGGACCAAGACGCACTTCTCCGGATTTCCGGTCCTGGACGTCCGGGCGCCAGGCCCGGCATTCACTCTCTGATTTCCTCAAAAAACCGGAAGCGAAAACGAACGTTTTTAGGTTGGACTAAAAGGCATTAAAACCCGTGCTTTTTAGTTCCGCTTTCCCGGAAGGATTTCCGGGTTTGAAAGGGTTTTCTATTCCGCCCTATAAAAAAGGTCTCCTGGCCGGCGCTGGAGGACGCCCTCGACGTGGATCTCCAGGGCCTCGATCCCGGCCTGGTCGCCAGGAGGATCCCCGCGGCGCCAGCGCCAGGCCCCGGCCCTGACGCTCATTTTAAAATGCCCGCAAAACGAGCGCCCGCCAAATTAATCTTGCAATCCCACCTAAACGGATTTATAACATTCTCAGTTATTTATCAGGCCGCCCGCTCCCCCCTCTGCACTTCCAAGCATGTACAGGCCACCCTGGACGGCTCCGCCGGCTCTGGACGCGCGCCAGCCTCCCCAAAATTTTCCAATCTCCCACCCCAGGCATGCTTTTCAGGCGTTTTCAGAAAAACCGACTCCAGCGTCCTGGCTGCCTGTCTTTGGAGCCTCGCCGACCTGGCCTGGATGGATATCGGCGCCCGGGCGCTATTCGTTGGGAAAACCCCCCGTCCAAATTTAATCCATGATCCAACCGCCTGAATTTGCAATGTCATTCTTGCAAAAACACCCCGCCCGTCCAAACTTCGCTTTATTCAAAAAGCAATTACGGACCTAATAACACTTTGATTTTAAACAATAAAAGAATCATCGGTCCAGATGTCCAAAGTTGTTTCATTTCTTTTTTCACGCGCACAGTAGAGACCTATATATATATAAAAAGGTTTCATCAAAACTTTGGACGGCTGGACCGAAGCCACAGAAACCCTTTTATTTCAGCATGCTGCAATGACCAAAATTCCCTTTTGCTTACAAAGAGCTTTGGACTCGCAGCCCAAGAATGGACCGTAGGCCCTCCTTTAGGGGAAGGGAGGGGAGGCGGGGAGCCCTGGGCGGACCTCCCAAAAGCAAGAGAAGGATGCGAGCGCTTCCCTGTGTGCGCTCGCGCCATTTTTTTCTTTTCAAGGCCAGGGTGAATGCGTTGCACCTAAAGGGTGTATTTGTCTTGACACATTACACCTTTTAGGTGTAATGCTAAATAAGCTGCTAACCTTTAATCGTAGGAGGAGAAATGAAGAAATGGGAACGATGGGAAACATTGACTTGTGGAGACTGCAGAAAATTCGAGCTAACCCCTAAACGATCAGAAGTTTCGGACGATGGCTTTGGTAGATGTAGATCCAAACACAGGGATATTCAAATGCACGGCTTCGACATGCGGGACGGCTGCGCCGACGACCCAGCTTGTGAGCATATCGATGAGAAGGTTTGAGCCACTTACAAGGCCTCTTCCCCGGCTGCATCCGAGGAAGAGGCTGCCCATGCACAACCAACACAATGGAGGATAACCACATGAGCCAACAAACAGTAACATCGAAAAAATCTTACCGCAACACTAACGAGGACAAGGACCACAGCTTTTCAGCCGCCGGCAATCTCAGACTTGAAAAAATTGTGGTCGAAAACGCAGAACAATGCCAAGGACTCGTTTCCTTTCTCGTGTCCCAAAGCTGTTTCTTCTCGGTGACGCCTCTCCCGGACGATTACTATGAAATCGCTTTCAAAGCCGGCGAAGGCCACCTTAAGAGAGCCTCGCTCCACCTGAACAAGGTTGTCATTCCCGACATCCTGACCAGGGCCGTCCTGGCGGAAAAGGGTTATGGCGCCGACTTCTCCGAGGATGTTTTCCCGAAGCAAATACAAATAACAACTTATAAAGGCCCCTCCTCTCTCAATAGGGGTCGCAAAAAGGATTAAACGCTTATGCCGCTGAATTCTAAACGAGATATAAAGGCCAGCATACAGGGCTCCCGATACCACACACTGGCTCTAAATACCGTCCTGATAGGAGATGCGGCCTCTCAGGCCGACCAGGATGCAGATCTCTACCACTGGTGGAGCGCCGGCCTCTATCGCACAGGACGCGGGGGGTACTTTTTAGCCGGGGAGGGGGGGGCGTTAACCAAGTACGGCCGGCGTGATACCGAAGGGCGCCTGACCCAGGGGCAAAGAATCATCCCTTTGACCCATGAGGACGCCCAGCAATGGGCGATTCAACATCTTGGCCATGAGACCGTTAGGAAACATTTTAAGGGGAAACATGCGCACACTGACAAAACGTGACATCGCAAGCAAGCTGAACCTCCCCATACGGACAATCCAGCTATGGACGGACCAGGGGATCGTGGATCCCGACATTCGCCCAGCTGCAGGAAAAGGAATAGCCAGGCTGTATTCCGAACGGAACGCCCTTGAATTTGCAATGGTCAAAATCCTGGCCAAGGACTTCAGCTATAGACTTGACTGCTTACGCGACATGTTTACGCTTTTGCGCGATGAGCCAAAGGAATCTATGGACGGGTTTAAGGGTTTCTTTGGCGATCCCGCTTATGGGAACTCCAAAGAAATGCTTTTTATCCAAAGTAGATCCCCTGGTGGCCTAAACCGCCAGCTGCTGCAGATCCAGGAAGGGCAGAATCCTGGTGAAGCAGCGCAGTCCGTTTTTCAAGACCAGGAGGATGTTGACTTTTCGTTTTTATTTTTAGGCCGCATCAAACAAAAAGCCCTGCAAATGCTAAATTGAAAACGATTACGTCCTTAAATCAAAGGCCCCGATGAAACCTTCTTTATCGGGGCCTTTTGTGCGTCTGGGGGAGCTGGGGGGGCGAGAATCACTCTATCATCGGGAACTCATCCCACGTCCGGCCGTCCAGGAGCCGCCCTGCAGCCTTTTTGCCGACCCGCCTAACTGTCGCCCCATCCTCAAAGTAATGGTGTTTTCCAGGGCCTTCCACCTCGCTTACTGACACAAACTCGCCATGGCCCATAAAGAAGAAGGCGACGCCTGCAGCCTGGCAATCGTCCCGGACTTTCCGTGGCCATGCCGGGTGCATGGGGCGGACCCCGGCGCCGCGTCCGTTTTCTACCCCCAGGACCACCAAGTCGAGCTTGGGGCCGGACGCCGGTGTCTCACATATGCACTCAATGCCGGTCAGAGAGTTCAACGCCAGCTCCGGTGCGGTGTTAAGATTTGTTAACCAGACCGCACCAAGCATCGGCTCGATGCTCACAAAGTGAACTGCGGCAAGCACCTGCAGCAAAAGAAAAAGTTTTTCATTGGCCTCTGCCTGGTTACAAACCGTGACCCCCGCCCACACATGGGGCGGCCATTTAGCTTAGGCGTTTCCGCCTAATTCCCTCTCGATCGCTTCATAGTCGGGAGCCCACCCGAGCTGATCCAGGACGTTGTCCGGCAAGCCGGCGCTCCGGAGATCCGCGTTGGTGAGCGCGATGCATTTCTGGACGCAGGGCGGATTCCGCCCGGTTACGATGGGATAGTGCTTTGACGTGATACGGATGGTGTGCAGAATATCCTCGTTGGGCGCCTTCAGGTCCAGGAGGAAGTCCGCGCCCTGGGTCTCTGCTTCAGCGTCCATCCATTGTTGCGCCTCAAAAAAAGAGACGGTTAAAGCGTTCGAAGCCAAAACAGCGCCCATGTGCGTGGACAGGGCGACGTCGGTCCGGCAACACGTGATTTCCATGACGTATCTATCCATTATTCTTGCCCTCCGTTAGCTGGCTCAGTTGTTCAAGCTCCAACAACCTATCAAGCTCCGCTGCAATTAGAGCCCCCGCCTTCACCAGGATGTCAAACCGTTGGCCAGGTTTGAAACCATTATAATCTATTCTTCTCCCCATCCCCACGAGATTCCGTGGCCGCTTATCCCAACCTTCCTGCCAAGATTTTGGCCAAGGGTCATAAAAGCACATCCCGTTGTCACTCGTTGTTTGTATAAAAATTTGACGGGGAGCTGCAAAACAAGAAGCCACCATGGCGAGTTCGCCGTTCCGGTGTTCCTTCACATCGTGGTAAACACTCCAACCTTCCTCTTCTATTTGCCGCAGGCGTTCTGCAGCAATGAGTTCAACTCCTGTTTTCATATATTCCTCCCTCTATAATGGCGGCCAGGCGTCTGTCGGCACGTTGAATATTCCGAGTTGCCCGCGGATCTCCACAGGCTCATAGAACTTCCTTGGGTCTCGAAAAAACCAGCCATAAGGCCCGAAGAACCAAGGAGACTCAGCCATTTTATAATTCACTGCATAGCAATCCAAACGCATGCAATGACACAAAAACACGTTCCCAATCACCGCCCCCCGAACGAATTCATCTACTCCCGGCAGCGGGATCTTCGGAAAGGTCTCCTGGACCCATTCATATCCTTCATGGTCGAATTTTTTACTGGAATGGATATAGAGTTGGCCCCTGTACTTTGTTGACCAGGTGCGATTCTCGCAATCCTTGTAGCCGTTAACAATTAACCAGCTCCAGGGCGGCCGAACCGACAAACATTTATAAAAATCGTGTGAAATTTTGGAGTAACAGATCATAGATCCTCCTTAATACCGGTTACACGGCATCATGCGCCTGGTGACCCCAGGGCGAAACGCCGGGCTTTGTTTGGGGGGGGATGACGGGGGCGGCGACCAATATAAGGGCCTCATCCCGCGAGACAAAAAGAACGATGCTATTATCCAGTGCCTTCATTGCTACCCCCTCTTCCTTTTATCCAAGCATTCGGGTCGTATCCCCGATTATAGAGGTCGCATTCGCACTCGCCGTCGCCATAGACCTGGCGTGCCGCACAATGCGCAGAATGGCCTTCCTTTTCGAGTTGGGCAATTCGTTTCATGGCGGCTTCGCTCTCTTCATGAGCTTCAAGGATGCAGGCGCGGCACCAATAAGCGCCGGCGTCCGCCGTGCCGGAGAAGTACAACTGGACGTTATCCCTTTCGCAGCTTTCGCATTTTTCGCCCGGCTCCGGGCCGAACTCGCACCTATCGAAACCCATTTCCTGGAAGATCTCTTCAGACATTACTTTCCTGACGGCTTCAAGCTGCCTGATAACCACGTCAATGGACTCGATCTTATGGAACTCCATCCTCACAGGAACATTTTCGACCAGCTCGCAATCAAGATTCTGTTTAAGCCCAATAGCGTCAAAATCACTGCTAACAAAAAACAGGACGCCCACAGATTGTGCAGGGTCATCAAGCACGCCGACGCCGACGTCGATGTCTCCTACGCCAAATTTCAAATACATTGTGTTGCTGGATGCCTCGATACCCATTATTCCACCTTTCAGCGCCTATTTGTGGCGTGTATTCGTTTCCGTCCATCTGGACTCATGAAAATTGGCCGCATGGTTGGCCGCTTTACCATCAACGGGAACCCAAACGGCCAAGAACCGGCCAAATAAGTCATTGAAATTATTAAAACAGGAGAAAAATAAGGTGGTTATAAAGGTAGGATAATTTCCTGCTAAGCGAGTGTGCGGGGAAACCTGCACCGAGGGTTCGAATCCCTCTCTCTCCGCCATATTTTCAATCCTCCATCTTCCCCTTGCCTGAAAAAATCATTTGAACAGGATAGCTGTATGCTTACAAAGAAATTTCCGGCAGCTGTAAGTTATGGGGAATTTCAAACCAAGTCCAAAGAGTTCCTTGTCCCTTTTTTTTCGGAAGGAAAATCCGGGTTTCAGGGGCTATCCTCCGGCAAGGCGTTTGATCATGGAGTGATGGCGTTCATCGGCAAGGAAATCGACGCTAACGATATTTTTAAAATGCTGGTGGACAGCGGTCAAAAAATTCCAAACGCGCAAACCACGCTAAAAGTCTTGGAACGCTATCTTTCAGAAATTCAGCAATTTAAAATCGGCAATATTGTTCGGATTGAATACGGCCGCGAATTGAATTTTTCATTAATCAAAGAAGCCGACCGCCCCGGAAGCACCGAAAAGAACAAATCCAAGCTGCCCTGAAAATCCCCCTATCCGAAGGGCGGCCTAACATTCCATCATAACTGAATGTTAGGCCGAATTTCGATAATCGCTTTTTGGGGAAGGATCATATTAGCCGAATACTCCGTGAAATATACCCGAAGATCTACAGGGCTTCCACGATGAAAGCATGCCCAGGACCGCCGCTGGCGCACAGGGATGCACAGCCGAACCGTTCGTTGCGCCGCCGCAATTGGTTGATCATGGTAACGATGAGACGCACGCCTGTGGCGCCCACCGGGTGGCCGAGACTGATTCCGGAGCCGGCCGCATTTATGCGATCCACATCCAATCCAAACTCCCGGTTGCATCCGATCACCTGGGCGGCGAAAGCCTCATTGAATTCAAAATAATCCATGTCGGCCAGGTCCATCTTTGCAAACCTGAGGGCGTTTTTCACCGCCGGAACCACCCCCAGCCCCATGACCTCAGGCTCAACCGACCCCGGGGCCGAGCTTACGACCCTGGCCAAGGGCTTGAGGCCCAGCGAGGCTGCCTTGTCCGCCGCCATCATAACGATGCAGGCCCCGGCGTCGTTCAGCCCGGACGCGTTCCCGGCGGTCACGGTCCCCCCTTTTTTGAACACAGGCTTGAGGCGGGCTAAACTCTCCAGGGTGGTGTCGGCCCGGGGATGCTCATCCGTGTCAAAGGTTACCATCCCTTTTCGGGTCTTGATTTCAACCGGGAGGATTTCATCCTTGAACCACCCGGCTTCCGTGGCTGCGACGGCCCTCTGATGACTCATGAGAGCCCACTCGTCCTGCTCCTCTCGGGAGATATCATAGCGTTCGGCGATGTTTTCGGCAGTCACCCCCATGTGGTATCCCAGAAGGGCGTCCACCAGTCCGCCGATCATAAGGCTGTCCTGAATGCGTTCTCCGTCATTGAGGCGATATCCTTTGCGCGCCCCCATGAGCAGATAAGGGGCATTGGTCATGCTTTCGACGCCCACGGCGACGCCGGCGTCAACCTTGCCCAGCATGATCTCCTGAGCCAAAAGCTCCGCTCCCCGCATGGAGGAGGCGCACTGCTGATGCACCGTAAAGGCGAAAGACTCCGCCGGCAGCCCCGCCCCTATGGCAATGTGCCGGGCGGTGTTTCCGGGAGAGCCGGCCTGATTGCACTGGCCGCAAACCACTTCCTGAATCTCCGCCTTGTCTATTCCCGCCTTCTCAACCGCTCCATTCAGGGCAGTCACCCCAAGCTCCACAGCGGACAACGTGGAGAGCGATCCCATATACCCGCCAATAGCCGTTCTGGCTCCGCTGACAATCACAACATCTCTCAT